TTGCTTTTGAGTTAAGGTTTTTCTGGAAAAACAATCTTCCGTTCTGAACACCAAAACGAAATTTTCCTATGGACCTGTCAAAATCGAAATATGACTGAGTTGCATTGTTTCCTCTTATTGGTGCTTCCATGACTATATTCTTTAATTATTTGTTATTACACTATCATTTGCTGTATCTGGATTAGGTTTCTTGCTCATAAGATCAATAACCTGTCTTACTATTGTATCATCTTGCATTCCAGGAATAACTACATCATCATAATCATCCATTTGATCCATCGGAACTATAAGTAGAGTATCAATATTAGTTATAAGGGATGCTGGGGCTATTGGCAATCTCTCTAGCCTTAATAGATGACTTTGCCTTCCTGCAACCGTGCTTAAATTATTCTGTTCCAGCCTGAAAGTAGGTGTGTCATCAACATCATCTACCTCCAATTCAGAAAAGACTACATTGGCTGTAGCTTCAATGGGTGCAAAAACAGTACTATTATCATCAGAATCACAGATCTGTCTTATTCCCATACCATCGGGCAATTGAACTGGAGCAAATGGTAATAATGCATAAGCATTAGAGCCAGATTGATCCACTACTGCACATCGATATGTCTTGCTCCAAGAATCCAGCTGACTGAAATCAGAAAACTTTTTCCCGTTTAACCAGGTAGCATAGATAATCTGATTGAACATGTTGTTCAAATGAGTCTTGACAATCTCCGGATGATACTTAGCTTTCTGCTCACCAGCCTGATCACTGTCAAAGAAATCAATTACCGCTTCTATGATGTGTATTTTCTTCATGGTTATTCACCTTTTTGTTTCTTAATTTCAGCATACTGGTATATATCAGCTTCTCTTAAATTAATTCCAATATAAGCAAGCATCATAGTTACAAGGGTCATATGTTCATCCTCGGGCCATTCAAACTCAGTTGAGTTAGCTGAATCATAAGTTATAAATCCATCTCCCAGAATATGTGCAAACTCAGGATCCTCTGGCCATCTGTAATATGAAAAATCAACTGCAGTTATTGATGTTGGGTAAATATAGATACCATCGCTCTTAACTACTCCAATGGGATTTTGTATTGTGGGCTGTTTCGTATAGTTTCCGCGCCTTTCAGATGCCTGGCTCTCTCTTACTATCTCTACAGACTTTGGAAGAGCTGTTTCGGTCCCATTGATATTTTTTGTGAAGTTATACAGGATCTCGTCCCTATGTGCGTAATCAGAAGGATATGGAAGCACTCCGCTTGCTACTGGCGTTCCTGATAGGAATTTCTTAAAGATCTTCAGATCGTCCATATTCTTTAAGGTAATCTCAACATATTCCTTCGGAACCGGTCTGCCTGGCTGGTACTGCTCTGGCAATCCATACTTCTTTCTGAAAAGATCAATGTTCACAACTTTAATCAATTCATTGAATCTCTCCGGAGTTATGATATTCCCTGAAAAGTCTTTGTTGACTATCAGCTCGATCACATTATACATTTCAAATAAGCTCACTTTTTTATAATATTAATTATTACTAAAAACATAGTCTCTTTTCATTCTGCTTATTCTCATTTTTTGCTTTGTTTCTTCAGAGGCTTTTTTCCCTCGTTTAGAATTACTTATCTTATCACGTGTCTCTTTCGAGACTATCCTACCTTTAGATTTTTTCCCAATTTTACTTTTATGTTCATCACTAAGTTGCTTCCCTTTATTCCATGAAGACTTTCCTTTACGTGACGAAATTAAACTGTCTTTGTGTTCTTTAGATAATTTAAGACCTTGATGACCTCTTGATATATTAAGACGTGTTTTTGCCGATAATTTTATTCCTTTTCTGGCTATGCTTATTTTTTTCTTCTGTTCCTCTGACATAGGTATTCCTAAACTACAACCACGACCTGCGGTTAATACACTATTAAAATAAGGATTAAAAAAATCTATAAAAAACTGTTCATTTGAAATTAAGTTTTCTTTATCACAACATATTAAAATAGAGAACATTAAATCATGTCTTCCATATTTATTATAATGACGTTGTAATTTTTTTGAATGATGAGTATTTTTTAGGAGCGAGTTTAAATGAACATTCCATCGTTTAAAGATATCAATGGCACTTCCTATGTATATTCTTTCAGGGTTGTGCTTAGATTGAATTTTATATATGCCAGACATCTTCATCTTTTTAAGCCCTGGATTTTCTTAATATCTTGCACATGATATTACATTTTACGTGTGAAACATTACTTATTCTCAGTAAAGTTACAACAATTCAGAAAATAAAAGCACCGGAGATAATAATAAATCCGGTGCCTTCTAATATAAAGAGGAAGGATTGGTTAAACCTTAACTTTTTTTGATGTCTCAACCGCCTCAACAACTTCCTGAAAATCTTTATTTCCCAAGTAATAATCATAGAGAACGTCTGTTGGATTCTTCCCGGGAGCTACTTTACAAATACTATCAAGCTTCTTGTCTCCCTCAATCCATGCCCATTCCTTTTTGGTGGTGTCGTATTTCAGCAACTTAGCGTCCATGAGATCCTGCATCCTCATTCGGATATTGATCAATTCATCGCCTTTTGTCATCTCTATAAACTTCTGCAGTCCGTTAATTGGATCTCTGTTTACCTGGTGTTCAATAGCAACTTTCACCTGACCGAATGATAATAGATCTACATTCTTGATGAAATATGCTTTAGCAACGGCCCTTAGTCTTTCTTCTGATAGACCCATTTCTTTTCCATAGATCAGAGATTTAACCTGGCTTCTTGTTGCTTCAATGTCTGCCTGTCTTTCAGCTTCAGAAATAAGATCTTCAAACATAAACTTAAAGGATTTGCCCTTCTGGTTCAGTCCTCCTTTGCAATATTCCGATTTGGTGAATAGGAACCATGCCAGTTCTGCATCTACCTCATCGAGCATCAGCCGGCCATTGAAGC